TGCGGTTGATTCCGTGCAGGTTCGGGTCGGTGAACATATCGACCTCAGGCGACTCAGCCAACCGCACATGCAGGTACCGGGTGCCGGACTCCTCGGTGGTGATGTGGAGTTTGCAGTCTTTGTCGAACGCCCAAGCCTTACGCCACTCACTTTCGCGTGACAGCCAGGAGTCCATTTTGCCGTGCAGGATCTCCACACCAAAAAGGATGTCGCGCTTCAAGATTCTATGGTTGAGGTACCGGGCACCGGGCCAGTTACCCGGCTCTTCGTACACAGCCTTCACCGGAGGGTCATAAAGTCCGGACACGTCGGTGGCAAGGTAGACGCCTTGCTCACCGGCACCTGGGCCGGCCAGCGTCCACCACGACCCGTCAACCCCTTCGAGTTCGACAACAGTCTTCTGCATTACCGCCCTACTCGTGCCTGGCCCTGCCTGCGCTGCAACGTCTGCTGCGCCGACAAAGCGGTGTCCATGTTCGCGACCTGGAAAATGAACTGCGACCCCTGCTCCAAGAACTGCGGGATCGCACCCTGACCCGAAATACCCAAATCCTGGGTGAACTGAGCGCCAATAGCCCTCGCGAAATCCGTTGGCATCTTGAATATCTTCTCACCCATGTCGCGATAAAATTGGTCGACTTTCCCGCCGGTTTGCTCAGTCTCAGCGCCGTACTTCTTCGCGTAATCCAACTGATCCTTCTGCAACCCCAACTGGAGTTTCTGCTCTTTGATCTCCGCGAGACGCGCCTTGATGGCGTCTTGGTTCGCGCCGGCACGACCTTTCTCCAACTCCAGGCTCTTGCGTTCCATCTCCAGCAGATCCAACTGCTGGGACAGTTCGTCGCGTTGCGCTTTAGAGTCAGCCGCCGACAACCCGCCGTTACCGGACGCGACCGCAAGGTCATTCAACGGACCCGTAGGCACCTTCGACAAGGTGTCACCAAACACCTGAACCTGCTTGGTCGCGGCCTCGGCTTGCTGAGTCACCGCACCAAGATTGAAGTTCAAAGTCAGCCCTGAGGCGTCACCGAAAATGTCCTTCACCGACTGCATCAAAGCCCTAGCGGTAGCGACCACTTCCTGCTGGCTTGCAGACATACCCGACGCGAAGCCTTCACCTACGGCTTCGCCGGACTTGTCGACCCAGCCCGAACCGGAGAACGGGCCTTCCTTGGCCGGCGAGTTCGGGAAGAACACCCGCGCCGCAGCCACCAAAGACTCAGCCGCAGCAGACACCAAGCCCGCCGAAGATGCGATACCAGCGGCGAACGACGCACCAATCGACCGGCCCGCTGACTCCATCGCCCCGGCGAATCCCAAAGCAGTAGAAACCATCTGCTGACCGCCAGCCGCCACCGCGGCGTTAGCCTCAGCCATCTTCGCGGCAATGACAGCCGGGACGGCGGCGAACGACCCTTCAACGACAGGCACCACAGCAGCCAAACCGCCCTGGAGTGACGCCAGTATCCCCGCGACGGTTGACGCCACAACACCCAGAGCAGGCGTCAACGCCGACGCAATCGCGCCGGTAACACCCGCGAGGGCGGCGCTAACTCTGCCGGGGACACCAGCGAAAGCCTGCCCGAAAGCATCAGCGAAACCAGCGTTAGCGATGAAGCCCTTAATGGCACCCACAGCACCACCCACAGCACCGCCCAGGCCGGCGAACGCTGTAGTTAACTTCGCGGGAATCGTCATAAACTCCTGGGAGATCACGTTACCGATTTCAGCGGCGGCAGTCCTGACGAACGCCGTAATGCCGCCGAACGCACCACCTACAGCCGCACCGATACCCTCAAGGGCTGGCATGATCTTCGCGGGAATGTCCTGCAACGGTTGAAGAGCCGTAGTGACCATGCCGGCGAACTCGCCCTGGAACTGAAGCAAAGTTGCCTTAGCGGCCGACACAGCTTCGTTCACCTTGGTGGTTACAGCAGCACCAACACCGTCACCGCCACCATCGAACGAACCTCCACCACCAAACCAACCACCCTCCGGTGGTTGCAGGCTCGCCTCTATGTCCTTCTTCGTATTCTGTAAACCAGTCTCCAAGCCTTTGTTCAGGCCCGCGGCGGCTTCCTGCCCACCCTTTTCAGCCTCAGTCCCAAGACCGGTGAACGCTTCTTTCAGGCTGCCGGTTTCCTTGAAACGCTTAACGGCATCACTGATCGTCTGGCCTGGATTCACGAACAACCCAGCAAGGTTCGTCAGGCCGCCGAACGCATCGAACAACGGCGACAGTTGTTCCAGCAGATTCGCGATCTCTTTGAAACCCTGACTCAAAGAAGGCAGAGTATTCGCCACAAACGACCGCACAGACTCGAAGAAGCTTTTCATCCCGGCACCGAAATCGGCGCTCTGAATGTCCTTCAAACCCTGCCCGAAGAACTCTTGGAAAACCCCGGTCAAACCCTCAATGCCGATCCGAATGTTCTGGATCGTCTTCTCAAGGCCGGTTAAACCGTTCCCGTCCTTGACGGTGGTGAACTTATCCACCCAACCCGCGAACTTGTTACCTAGGTCGGTGAACCACTGGCCCAAGCCGGGGAACTTGTTCGAGATAGCAGAGACGAGTCCCAAAATGCCGTCTGTGAACCCTTTCAGCCCACCCTTAGCGTTCTCAATGCCCGCAGCGACGTTATCGAAAATGTTGTTGAGGTTAGCCAAACCCTTCGGGGAAGCCAACACGCCGACGACCCCGTTGAATGAGTTCGTGATGCTCTGCGCGACACCCTGCAAAGATTCGGTGATGTCCGGGATCAGACGGTCCCTGATCGCCTCAAACCCTGCGACCATGCCGTTCTGGCCGGGAAGCCCATTCTCGAACACCGACGAAACAGACTTCTTCAGTTCCTCAAACGCCGGCTTCGCAGTCTCCGCGGCCTTCTTGATGCCGTCCATACCCAAAGCGATAGCACCGATAGGCACCAACGCCGCCAGCGCGGCCGGCGCCAACGTGATCAGGCCAGCGCCCAACGCCAGGACAGGCGGCAGCAACGCCGCGATAAGACCGGTCAGGGCAACAACTTCCGGTCCTAGTCGGGCGAACGCTTTCGCCGCGATACCCGGCGCCGCCGCCAATATCTTGAACGGGGACGCAACAACCGACGTTAACTCTTTGGCCCCTGCGACAGCGATAGCCGCCGAACGGGTAAAGCCGCCTTTGTCGAACTTCGCTTGAAGACTGACCGGGACAACAACCCGCTCCGACAAGCTGCGCCGAACCTTGACGATCTCGCCTTCATCGACACTGATCCTGAGCCGGTAATCCACATCAGACCAGATCTGGTCAGACTTCGCTTTAGACTCCGCGACAGCCTTATCGAACTCAACCATCTGCGCGGCGAGGTCCGCACCGAACTTCGTCAGTTCAGACAGACTCTTCAACTGCTGCTTGGTCTGCTGGCTGACGTTCTTGCCTAGGAGTTCCGGTGCGCTTTCGCGGGTGTCCCGGTAGAACTTCTCGACCTGGCGGCGCAACCGCACAAGGGTGTTGATGTCCTTGGCTGGATTAATCAACGCCAACTTGGTGTCGAACTCATCCTCAAGACCTTTAAGGCTCTCGCGGATCAGTTCGCCGTCCGCGGTGAGCGGGATGTTCGACTCGAAGTCAGCGATCAACGCCTGGAACTTGTTTTTGTAGCGGCGTTTGAACCGGTCGAGGTTGACCTTCAGGTCGGTGTCCGGCGGGTCAGGAGTCGGAAGGTTCTTAGTGGCCTTCTCGTACTCTTTGGTGTACTTCGACCCGTCAAACCCGGGGGCTACCTTGCTGGTGTCGCTGGCCTTTTTGTTGGCTTTGTCGATGCCTTCTTCGTACTCGTCGGTGTCGGCCCCGACCTTCGACTCAAGCTGTTTGCGCTCTTCTTCTTCGAGGGCTTCTCGTAAGTCTCTGCGGAAGTCATCCAGGTTCGGGACGACCCGAATGGAAATCTTTCCGACTTCGTTGCCACTAGCAACCATCAGCCTTACTCCTCCTAGCAGCAGCTATTTTTTGAGCCGCGATGAACGCAAACGACCCAGGTCCCTTATCCCTGCGGCGAACCGTCTTATCAGGGATCGGGAACGGCTCAGGCGCCTTGGGTTTGTTTTTGGCGTGGGCCGCAACGTAAGTCCACTGCAACGCCCGAACGGCGTTCACCGTGGCAACGTCGATGTACCGGCCCGCATCCCAACCGCGGAACTGCTGACCGCCCCGGCGCTCGGCGTTGAACCGCGACTCCATCGGCAGGCCGCGAACCAACGACAACAAATACAGCGGGGTCAAACGCCGTTCGTCGTCGCGGAACAAGTCACGCAAATCAACCCCGTAATACTCTTGGAGGTCGCCGGCCAAGAACTCACCGTACTCATCTACGAGTTCGATGAGTCCTCGGAGTTTCCCGACTGCGTCGACTCCATCCACACGTTGAACAGCCGCAGAGTCAACGCCAGGTCGTCTTCAATGCGCTCAACCAAAACGTGGGCAAGAGCTTCATTATCAGCGACTAAAGGAATGATCTTCAACGCGATCTGCGCCGACTTCTCAGTCACCAACAAAGTGCCCTCATCGGACTCTTGGGCGGCCGACAGTTCGTCCAGCAGACCGTACACCTCATCCCGGCGGTTCTTCGGGACGCGCAGAAGGTTACGCAGAGTGAGCTTTTCGCCGTCGACCTCAATCTGGAACGGGGCGAACTCTTTTTCGATCTCGGCCCTCATGGCGTCGAGGGTGAAAATGTTGTTGGGCATGGCGAGCCTTTCTAAAGTTTGGGTGGCGGGCCTGGTGGAACAATTTGGGGGAGGGAGGGGAGCGGCCCGCCAAGGACTCCCCTCCCCCCGGTCAAAACAAGCGGATCAGGGAGTGAGCAAGTCCTCGTTGATCCACTCAAACACGTTGCTGCTGCCGTACTTCAGGAACGTCGCACGGATCGGCAGCGAAGCGAACTCGTCGGTCGCGAGTTCGATGGAGTCGTCGCGCTTGATCGACGCCTTCGGGGCGTAGAAACCAATCTTGGTGTCTCCGTCGACAATCACGATGAACAACGCACGCTCGACCGGGGTGGGGGTGCCGCCCTTGACGCCGAACACACCGGCCTGCTTCGAGGCGTCCTGACCGTAGTACAGGGTCAGAGACTCCATGTCCCACTGCTGGAGGAAGATCGTCAGGAAGTCCGAAATGGGCTTGGTGACAACCTCACGCAGGTTTTCATTTTGCCAGGTTCCGCGAACTTCGGTGTCGCCACCATCGAACCCGAATTCCGGAAGATCATTTCTGGAAGTATGGCCCACGGTTAGCCACCCGTTGGGGGCGGTCGCAACCTCGGAGGTGACCGCCACGGTGGCCGGCTCCAGCTTGGAGTTGACGGTGACCGCGACGTTCTCCCCGGCGAGCTTACCGATGAACGCGATGACGAAACCATCGGTGCCGAAGCCACTTCCGGTGACTTTGACGTTGCCGGCGCCGACGCCTTCGATGTTCTCCAGGGCGGTCTGAACCTCGGCGGCACCGCAATCGAACGGCAGATCCAGGGTGGTGCCGACAGGTGCGTCGGAAGCGACCGGGGCGTCAACCGTCTTAGCGGTCTTCGAGGTGGTCTTCGCGGCCTTGGCGTCCGGTGTGGCGGCGGGCGGCTCAACGCCGGTCGCCTCAAGGGTGACCGCGTCCTGCGGGTCGGCCTTACCGGGAACGGTTTCCACGGCCTGCTTCGGGATGACAGCACCCTCACCAACGGTGAGCGCGAAGGTGCCGCCGGTCGGCACCGCGGAAGCGGTGACCTTGCTGGACGACGAACCAAACGCCTCGGGGTCGAGATCGGACAACTGCGCCGGAGTCGGGCGGGGGGTGCCCGGTGCGGCGACGTAAACGTAGCCGACTGCCGCTGTTACGACAGCCGAATCATTCTGTGACATAAGAGTTTATTCTCCTGGTTTGTTGTTAGGGGGGCGAACCCCGAATTGGATCAGACCCTGCACCCGGTAGGAATCTTGGAACAGCGAGGAAAATTGGGTTGCGCCCATCGTTTCCTTGATGGAATGCAAATAGCCTGCATCCGTTAGGGTTTGCCGGTGTACGGCTTCGTACAGTGCCTCCAGGGCTTTTTCGTAAAGCTCCTCAGTCTCGGGGAGCGATTCGATACCGAACGCGGTCATCTCGACCACGGGCAGACTTAGATCGTTGTACCGGGTTTCGTGGCGTGCGCCGCCGATCCTTCTGATGTTGATCATCGGGAACCACCGGTAGTCGATGTCTTCGACCCAACTCCCAACCTTGACGTTTGTGGGTAGGGCGTTGCGTAGGAGTGGTAGGACGACGGCTTGCACGCGGGGCATCTGCGACATACCGTCTACCTCTTCTTCTTTTTGTTTCTCTTGCGTGTCTTGTTCCACCGCTTCTTACGCGCCTTTTTGGACTTCGCGTTCTGGCCTCTGCGGGTCGGAGCGGAAACGACGTTTTGTGCGGGGAAGCCGGCCGCCCTGTTGAGGATGTACAGGCCGGACGGGCTTTTTGTGATGGAACCGTACTTGTCGGGGTCGAAGTAGCCGGAAGGGTAGTGACCGTATTCCAGTGCCATCGGGTTGACCGCGTACATGCTGACCAGCCAGTCAGTGCCCATCCGGCCAGGGGCGCGCTCCAAGCGGATTTCGGTTTCGTTCGCCCGCGCCGGATCGATGCGGGTGTGGGTTGTTGACGCCCTCACAGCAGCCAAGTTGGTTTCGGCTTTGGCCTCGACTTTCGCGGCTTCTGCTTTCACCGCCCGTTTAATGCCGGGAACTGTGTCAACAAGGTGGGCCGGTAAGCCATCTTTCCCCCGTGGCCCCTTGTAAATCTCGACCATTTAGAACCGTCGCAGCATGTACGTCACATGAGCAGTCGCCGGAGACGAACAATAAATCGTTGCGTCCCCATGAACCACGAACCGCTTCCCACGCCAATCAACCTGCGCCTGGGCACCCATATGGCACACATACCGGCGAGGCAACCGAAGGCTGTAAAACTTCTCAGTCTCAAAACCTTCATTATCCTGCTCCGCACGGCGAGCCGACGTACCCGAAGCACCAATCGGCTGGATGCGGGCCACCGCAGGAACCCCAGTCTTCGACGCCCTCGTCTGGGTGTTCCCATCGGCGTCAATCACGACTTCCTCGGGGTACACCACGATGTTCTCGTTGTACTTATCCAACAAGCTCACCGGGTCACCACCGCTGCCTGATCCAGTCGATCACTTTGTAGTGGTTGCGGAAATCTTCTGCGTTGCGCCGGAAGAACGGGTCGTACATTGTTTGGCCGACCACCGGGCGGGGAGTGAGGTAGAACATGCCGCCGCCGGAACCGACACCCAGGATCGCCCACTCATCATCGGTGATGCCAAGGGCGCCTGAAGCGAACGCTTCGGACAGTTTGTAGGTGTAATCGCCGTCAGTCTCGGAGATGTACCCTTCGGGGTTGCGGGCCAGCCGCAACACACTGTCGCTCTCGACTTGCACAACGTCGTCTACGTTGATTGTGCCGGCGGTGATTTGGGCGTCTAGGTCTGGGATGCGGCGGCGAATCATTCGCTCTACATCTTCGAGCCGGACGTTGACCATTGTGGTTTCTTCGGCGGTGAGTTCGCGTCCCCATCGGGTCGCTACGTCATCGGCTGTTGCGTAAGCCATTGCTTCCCTTTGGTTGGGTGTGAAAAGGGTGGGCGGTAAGTGAAGTTACCGCCCACCCTTAACGTCACTTAGCGGTCGGCGCGGGCGCCTTCACCGGGGTGACCGGAGCCTTCGGTGCCGGCGTCGAGGTCAGCTTCACGAACGCCTCGGGGTCGTTGACCAAAGCAGCGAACTCGGCCTCAACGCGTATAGCGATCGCATTTTGTTGCCATAATGAGATAATACCGCTCCCATCACCATTCGCGCTCATGTCCAGGGTTGCCTGATCGGAAACGTCGTAGCTGATGCCACCGATCTGACCCCACACCAATTGGCTGAAGTCGCCCATGTAGCCGACGACCTCGTCCAGCGCGACGTGATCGCTGATGTACGTCGGACGACCGATGACACGACCAACACGGAACGGGCCGTTGATGTCGGTGTACGTCGCCTCAAGGAACAGCGGGCGCTCCGCAGCATCCTTGCTGGCGTTCAGGATCGGCTCAGTCTTGGAGTCCAGCAAGGTGCCGGTCCACTTCTTGCCATCGGCCAGAAGCTGAGTCAAACCACCGTTGAGGCCGTCGTAGGCGTTCGGACCCAGTTCCTGGGTCTTGGTGGTGTCCGACAACGCGCTGCCGAACGGGGAACCGACCTTGTGCAGAATGGCTTGGTCGAACGAAAGAGCAATCGCTTCAGCGACCTTCGCCCGCATCATGCCCAGGTAGTTCGCCGGGTTGGTACGCACAACCTCAGACGACGCCGCGAAGATCGTGGCGATCTTGAACGGCACGATGTCCT